TTAAACTACAGGGTGACTCAATCTTGTCGTTCATATTCTACTTGATCGAAGAGCAGGTCATCGTTCCAGTTACCCCAATCCTTACGATCAGTCTCTGTATTGTAACCCAATAGATAACTATCTATCTCTTCTTTTGTCATGTCCTCCTTGCCTATACGCTTGGTGGTGTAGGTGTCACCAAGATAGTAGTGTGGGTCAGGTGCTCTGCCATAGTAAGCATCAGCACTACCACGATCCTGAGCAGATCCATGTCGATTAATCATACAACGCCTCCATTACATTAGGACATAGTGTAACAAGTTTATCACGAATTGCAAGTGCAATCTCTCTGTGTTCTTGCTGTGTCTCTACACCACAGCGTAGTTGCACATAGTGAATCCAGCTACGCAGTGTACCATTGATGTACAGTTTACTGATTGTCAATCCTTCAGGCAATACTTTCCTTCGTAGTTCTTTGGCAATGCCCATGTTCTTACCCCACTCATAGACAGTGTTGGTGAACTGGATCACAGCGTTCTGCTTCTCATGCCAGATCTTAATCAACTCTTTGTCCTCACAGGGTAGACTGCTCTGCCTGTTAGTAGGATCTTGGAATCGAGGATCAAAGTATTCGAAGTCGTAGGGATCAGCATAGCGTTGACTAAACTCTTGGAATGTAAAGCTACGATGACGCAGGATCTGTCGTGCTATGTCTCGAGTACACTCAACTTCAAAGCAGACATTGACCATCTCAAATGGAGACCAATGCTTATGCTTGATGAGATACTTGATCAGCTTCACCCAGCTAGAGTTGTCTTGGTTCTCAGGGTTAGACACTCGTGCCATGTATGCAACCCTGTCTTCCATGTCAACAGTGTGCCAAACAATTCGTACATTATCAGTCATTTGTTTTCCTTATGCTTGTGAGGATTCTGCACTGTGTTGGTGCTATTAGTAACTGTATCCACATGATCGTGAGGATTGCTGTCATCCGAGAAGAAGAAAGATCCCCAACCAACAGGCTCTTGTTCAGGTGTGCAGTAGTTAGGCTTGTCCCCGCAGTAAGACTTGACTGCTAGTTCTTCGCCCCATATCCCAACCTCAGCGACTATGGCTGCATCAACAGGTTGCGCTAGTGCTTGGCGTAGTGCTTCTGCGGCTTTAACTACTCGTGACAATCCAAAATTTTTCCCTTCTGCTTCAAATATTACTTTTGTCATCTCTAAAGCCTTCAACGCTTGCTCTGCTGCTTTGCGTAGGTCAGTCATGCTACTTCCTTCTTAATAGCTAGACTATCTAATGCTGCATTGGTATCGTAAGGACGAATCACTGGTGCATAACCAGCAATATTATTCTTAGCGTATGCATCTAACTCGAAGTGCTGAAGATAAGTATCCCATGCCTTCTCGAAGCGAAGCTTCAGTACATTACGAATACCGAATACATAATTATAGATATCATCTTCAGTCATCTTGGTTGGTGCATCATAGTACATCTGAAGAAAGTTATCTAGATCGTCAGTAGTACTATTAAGGGAGAGCAGGTCTTGCTCAAGATCAAACCTAGTTTTACTCATGATATTCCTTTCAGTGACAGCCATGCTAATCCCACATTAGAAAAACTATAGCCAGCAAAAGTAATAGCCATAGGAATATTACCATTGGTGAACTCCATCACTGCTATAGTTGCGTAGATACACATAACAAATAAGATTAACCACCATGCCATTACATTGACTCCCAGTCTATGTAGTCTACCTTGGTTAGGGAAACAAGATCCTTAACATCCTTTGGAGATAACCACAGACACCCGTCATCATCCATGTTCTGTAGTAGTCTAGAGATTTCATGTGCACAGAATACCCTTTCAGAATATACATCCTTTGCTACTTGTTTAACTCTGTCGAGTCGCTCGAATAGTTCATCGTACTGCTCATATGTAAGTGTAGTCATAGATAGTTATCTAATTAAAGATCCTCTCGATCTGATCCTTGAGTTTAAGTTGTTCCTTGGTGTGCTCGATAGGGATAGGCTCACCACCAATCATAACATATACGATGTCATGAGAGTAGACAGAACCAATCTCAGTCTCGAAACCATACACCTTAGCCAGTCGTGTGTTACCTTTCATGTTGTCCATGATATCTGCTGCCCAGCCATTAGCCAGCATAACACGAGAGCCACGCTTTAGATCATTAGTCTTCATCTTTATCTCCAATTGATTTCATAACATCTTCAACGAAACATAGTAGGTCATCTACTTCATGGAATGTAACATACCCGAAATCATCTGTCAAGCCATGCTTGTTAATTAAATAGTCCAGTACATTATTATTAATAAACTTATCTGCTACTGGTGTGTACTTTACTTCGATCATGCGATTACCTCCACCTCTGAGTCAGTCTGAATCCATACATGTGCACCACAAGACAGAGGTTTCTCAGGACTGTAAACAATCTCTGAGTCACCATGAATCTTTACCTTGTGTGCGTACATATTACTCTTGTATGTCTTCACTGTCAAGACAGGATCATTGGAACCAGTAGACCTGTTCTTCTTAATGACATGCTGGTTAACATGAATAATAGTTTTCATCATGAACTCCAAAAGGTTTCACTGCTGGGACTGCAATAATATGGTGTGTCATATCGTTCCCGAAACTCTTCACCAGTAAGTAGGTGCTTTCTAGTTACAAAGGTCTCGAAGATTTTCCAAGTAAACTTAGAATCCTCACCATACATAGAGTGCACCATTCTATCTAGCTCATCTCTATCCTGCAGGACGAAGTCAAACTTACCAAACAAAACACAACCAGACTTATATCGTCCATCTTTCTTCCAGACTTCTACTGTATATTCAGTCTTCATGTTCTTCTACCTTTTCTTCTACCTCAATCCTGAACACACGAATACCTTCGAACATCTCGACTACCTCGTACTCTACCCCTGCATTGTCAAGCAGAGCATACAATTCTTGTGGTGTAAACATTAGTAATAGTCTCCCTTAAATTTCATATCATAAGACTTCATCAAGTCACTAGAGAATTGTTCTACATTCTTCATTGATTTAAATACTACCTCGCCATTGTCTTTAGAGTCTGCATGTATAAGCACCCAGTCTATGATGTCAAAGTAAGTAAACGCCAGCATGTCTTCTTTGTAGTCTTCTTCTGTCAACATAATTAATCCTTAGATAATTATCTACTGCTAGCAATCTTAATAACCTTAGCCAGTGACCTACCATGGTAAGGATAGGATACCACAGGCACTGCCTTATCCCAGCATGCACGACAGGACAAACACTTGCCTCCCTGCTTATATGCTGGACACTCGTACCCTATACCCATGCCAGCCCTTGGCGTGATCGTGCTACTATTTGGTGCAGTTATGGTTTCCCCTGAGACTGAGTCGCTGGAGAATCTAACACAGACATTCTTTAGATTCATCATATCAAATAACACAGGTTTAAACTTCTCAAACTTATACATTCGAGTAGGTAACCAATGCTTAACATGAGGAGTCTGTCTCATAACATCTAGAATCTTCTCTGCAAGGGACAATGAATACATGTCTCCACTATCGAACCATCTAAAGTGAGTCTGTTTAGATAGTCTATCTACCATACGAGAGACCCAATCTTCCTCTTGCCAATCCTCTTTATTACGAGCACGAAGAGACTTAACATCAGGCATATTGTATAGCCCAGTCCTAGCATAGCAAAACTTACAGGCATCTACAACCTCCCCATCAGACACAGATCCGGGACAAGTCTCGAATGCTTGGAGTGACCAAGACAAACAACCTAGTTTAGAAGTCTTAGATAACATATCTATTCCAATCCAATCATAGCAGTACGAATACTAGACACAGAGTATGGTGCACCATCAGGTGTGCTTGTTATACCATAGTCTCTAAAGTTTGTCAACAATTCACGAGCAGCATTAGTTTTGTTCTTATGCTTAGACAATACCTCTAGCATGTCACGATACAATACCTCTTCGTTATGTAACCATAGACTAACATTCCAATGATTCCAATTCTTGTACCCGTTATACTTAGACATGACAATCTCCCTAGGTTGGATCTAGGTTCGAAGAACCCCACTATAGAGAAGTCTTATTCTATAATGGGGTCACTTCGTGACCTAGATAACTATCTATTTAGAAGTGTACCGAATGATCTGCAACAACCAAGTCTAGTTTGTAATTTTTAACCCACTCAGTCTTGCCAGTCCGAGCATGCTGTACCTTAGCCCAAAACAATCGGGTTGTCAAGACTTTTCCGTTGATCTTTTCTCCCTTGCCATTGTAGACAGTAAGAAACCTACCGCCACGATTCGAGAGAATACGATCGAATTTAATAGAGACTTTGATAATACGCATGATGATAATCCTTTTAAAAGTTTAGATAACTATCTATTTACTTCTAACTTCAGACTACGAGTACAGCATACCACAGAAACTAGGTTTGTCAATGATAACCTACAAAGTGTAGGGTTTTACCATAGACCCTCGATGTTTTGAGGGTTTCGTCCACTAGGACTCATCAGTATGGTTAGATTGTGGCTGGTTCCATCTCAGGCTCGAGGATCTCGTTAGAGATAACTAGCACTCTCTGCGCTTGCTCTGCTAGACCATGCGCTTGGAGATGTTGCGCCAGTCTGTCTAACTCTGCAGAGATATCCCCTAGACTCAGAAGTTTCTCTGTCTTGGTATCAGACTCAGCAGACCCACTACTGGACTCACTAGGCTTGTCTAGACCCCTAGCATGCTTCGCCAGTAACTGGACTGATTTAGTCTGCTGGTTAAGGACAGAGTTTCGCTTGTCATCATCCTTCCAAGTCTTGAGAATAGCCTTAACTCGAGAACGATAATTCTTCGCTTCCTTCTCAGTCTCTCCATAAGACATCAGAGCGAGTAGATAACTATCTAAAAACTCTTCCATCTGATTGTCACTAGTCAAAGACCTAAGACAATCCTTAATGATACCTACTGCCTGATAATTGCATGCTACTTCCATCTCTGCTAGATTGTCTGCCTTGAGTGCAAAATCGAATGTCATGATGCAATACTCCCTATAAAGTTAGTGAAGACTACAATTACAGAATAACACACTTCTACCTACTGTCTACTAGGGAAAAACCTAGATAACTATCTACTTCGTACTACTGTCTTGCTATGGTTCCCATTGTGCCTATGTTGCAATGCAATAATCAATAGGTAGAAACCCTAATGTATAAAAATACAGTGGTTTGTAAAAATATAAATATATTTAATAATAGATAGCAAAAAACATGCCAACATTTCTAGGTAGAAACCCTAACACTGCACCATAGTAGTGCATAGTCTCTGATGCTCTAAAGTGGTGCACTACACCCTCATTCCCCTAGACTCTGTAGTGTCTCTAGAAACTTGGCATAGATCTTGCATAGGGGGTGGGCTAGACTCTTGAGTCTGTATTTGTATCCTGCTTAGCAGCTACAAAAAAGAGCTAAATAGCACTGGTCAATAAATGATCAATATATAAAAAAGTATAATAAGATCAATGAAGAGGACTCCGAGCACTGCGAAGCAGGATCTGCACAGAAACAGTGCAACCTCTGAAGAGTCTGTGCACTACGAAGTAGGATCTTTATAGTCAAAAGACTTGACTTTTTAGTAAAAATATGCTATAATAAATGCATGTTAAAGATACTATGCAGGGACTAAGTACTCATAAATATAATAATCATAAATAATATACTTCTACTTACAGTCTGCATAGATACTTAGAAGATACTCTAAAGATGGAGAAACACTTAAGTGTCCATAAATATAAAAGAAGAAGTAATCAAGGATGTTTTGTCCTCTTCACGAAGTGAAGCTCCTACAGAGAGTGCTGTCTCTGTAGTTAAACCCAAGGGCAAGGGTGGCAGACCCAAGAAGTCGGCTATCGCTGCCAAGAAGAAGAGGGAAACTCGTGGCAGACCTCCCGGTGAGGCTGGGAGGATCAAAGAGTTCCATGCCAGATTGTTAGCTACTACTGGTGACAAAGTAATCGAAACGATTATTAGGAAAGCTTTGAATGATGAGGACAAGGATCAGGTAGCATGTCTTAAGATGTGTGTCGATAGATTGTTACCTATCAGTTATTTTGAAAAGGAAAAGGGATCAGGTCGAGGCGCAATCAACATCTCTATTTCTGGCATTGGTGGGTCCACAGTGATCGAGTCAGAAGGTACGAGCGAAGACTATGAGGATGTAGATTACGAGGAGCAACGGTAGTGGATCTTAAGATACAGCTACTACCTTGGCAGCAAGAGGTCTGGTCAGATCCTGTAAGGTTTAAGGTTATCGCTGCTGGTCGAAGGACTGGTAAGTCTAGGATGGCAGCATGGGCATTGATAGTTGAAGCACTGCAAGCAGATAAGGGTCATGTCTGGTATGTAGCTCCAACTCAGCAGCAAGCCAGAGATATTATGTGGCAGCAGTTGTTGGAGTTAGCGCATCCAGTAATCTCTGGTAGTCATGTAAACAACATGCAGATTAAGTTGGTTAATGGTTCTACGATTAGTTTAAAAGGTGCAGACAGACCAGAGACCATGCGAGGTGTAGCACTGAAGTTCTTGGTGTTGGATGAGTACGCTGACATCAAGCCACAAGTATTCGAGCAGATTCTAAGACCTGCGCTTGCAGACTTAAAAGGTAAAGCAATATTTATTGGAACACCTAAAGGTCGTAATCATTTCTACGATCTGTACAAGATGGGTCAGAAGGGAGAGGGCGATTGGAAGGCGTGGCATTTTACCAGTCTTGACAATCCCCTCTTAGATCCAGAAGAGATTGAGATTGCCAAAGCATCGATGTCTTCCTTTGCTTTCAGGCAAGAGTTTATGGCTAGCTTTGAAGCTCCGCAGTCAGAGCTGTTCAAAGAAGAGTGGATAGTAGTTAAGGATAAAGATGAAGAGCCTAGTGACGGTACTTACTTTATTGGTGTTGACCTTGCTGGTTTTGAGAGTGTAGCCCTATCACAAGAGAATAAGAAGAAGTATCTGGATAGAACTGCTATCTCTGTGGTTAGAGTCCATCAAGGTGGATGGTGGGTAGATAAGATTGAAGCTGGTAGATGGGATATCAAGGAAACCTCTGAGAGGATTCTGAAGCTTTGTCAGATCTACAATGTTAGCATCGTAGGAATTGAGAAGGGTACTCTTAAGAGAGCTATCACTCCCTACATGCAAGAGATGATGAGAAGTACTGGTGTGTTTCCAAGGATTGAAGAAGTGATTCTTGGTAACAAGAGTAAGGTGGATAAAGTTATTGGTGCATTGCAGGGAAGGTTCGAGCATAAAGGAATTGTTCTAAGGGAAGCTGACTGGAACAAAGACTTCAAGGATGAGTTGCTTAACTTTCCAACCAGAGGCGTGCATGATGACATGGTAGACTCACTGAGTTTGATTACTCATATCTCTACCACACCATTTGAGTTAGACGAGTATTATGATGAGTACGAACCCTTAGACGCTATCACAGGATATTAATATGGAACCAAAAGGTCTATTCGAATCCTTACCAACTGGAGCCAATCTAGCTTTGGATCTTACTCCTATTGTTGGAGATATCAAAGCTGGTGTTGAAGCAGTAGACTACGCTAGTAAGGGAAGGTATACCGACTCTGTTCTTGCTGCTGCAGGACTATTACCTTTTGTTCCTAGCTTGGCTAAATATGCTCCAGAGGTTAGCGGTATGTTTGGTAGGGTTACTAAGGAAGCAGCAAAGGAACCTGAGAACATTATGATGATGGTTGGTGGCAACACCGCACTAAAGAACTACATCACTACTAAAGCAACAGACGAGCAGATAGATATTATTGAAGGTAGTATTCGTAAAGCCAAAGAACTTAAAGACAAAGGCGTTAGCGATACAGAGCAATTAAAGCAGACTGGGTTCTGGTTTGGTAAAGATAATAAACTTAGGTTTGAAATACCAGACACTGGTGCTTTCTTAAAGGAAGATATTCTTAAACTACCAAATAACACTGAGATGAAGGCAGGGGATTTGTTGTCTCATCCTTTGATCTATGATTTTTATCCTCAGTTAAAAGATACTACCATTCGTTTGGTTAATAAACCTAAGAGCACTGCTCGTGGTGCTTACTATTATGACTCAGGTGTGATTGAACTAAACACTGCACATAAAGATTTTAAGAACCCAATTAACTCTATCTCTACTACTTTGCATGAAGCACAGCACAATGTTCAAGAAATAGAAAACTTTCTTAAAGGCGGTAACTGGAAAAGCTATCTTAAAGATAAAAAGAATTACACTGAAGCAGAGGCTAGGGACGCTCAGGCTAAGTATCTTAAAGAGTATGGCGAAGCTGAAGCTAGAAATGTTCAGTTACGATTCGAAGATCCTTTGTTTAAGAAGATGGCAGCAAAAGAAGAGCTACCATTTCGAAGCAAAGTCGATAATAGAAACTTTTTAGAGACATTAGGGAAAGACGATGTGACAACAGACTTCTTTCAAAGAGAGGTAGCCCCTGATGAACTATCTTACATTGATCCTTTTAGGAGACCGTAATGGCTGATTTTAAAGAAGACACCGTCACTGAAGCAGACAAAGAGCTAGTAGCCTTTGTTGTAGACCATACTGATCGCTGGAGAGAGTGGCGAGACACCAACTACATGATTAAGTGGGACGAGTACGAGCGTCTTTACTATGGTATCTGGGCTGATGAGGACAAGACTCGAGAGACTGAGCGTGCTAGAATTGTTACTCCTGCTATCAGACAAGCTGTAGATAACAAAGTTGCTGAGACTATCGAGGGTCTATCAGCCAATGGTAAGTTCTTTGACATCGAAGATGACGCTCAAGACCAGCAAAACTCTATGGATGTAGAGATGACTAAGACTCAGCTTCATGAAGACATGAAGAAAGACAAGTACAACAAAGAAATTAACCGCATGGTTAAGACTGGCGAGATCTTTGGTACTGGTATTGCTGAGATTAAGATCAAGAGTGTACTAGAAACTCGCCCTGCTATGCGTCCAATCCCCGGATCTATGACTGCAGCGGTAGGAGTTGAGGAAGTTGATAGGACTTCTGTCACTCTTAAAGCTGTCCACCCCCGTAACTTCCTGATTGACCCCAATGCTGAAGAGATTGAAGAGGCTATGGGTGTAGCAATTGAGGAGTATGTGTCTCTTCACAAGATTGTTAAGGGTATTGAGGATGGAATCTACAGGAAAGTAGAGGTAGAACCTTACTATGATGACACTGATCTTGAGCCTACGCAGCAAGATTCTATCTATCAGGACGATAAGGTACGCATTATGCGTTACTATGGTCTGGTTCCTCGTGAATACCTCAAGAACTTGGACACAGAGGGGACCGAAGTAGTAGATCTCTTCGAAGAAAACAGTGTAATGGGTAATGTTTCTGACCTTGTTGAGGCTGTTATCATTATTGCCAATGGGTCAAAGCTACTTAAGGCTGAAGAAAACCCATACATGATGAAGGATCGTCCAGTTGTAGCTTACAGACCTGAGACTGTACCCGGAATGTTCTGGGGTGTTGGTACAGTTCAGAAGGGTTATAACATGCAAAAGGCTATTGACGCTCAGATGCGTAGCCATCTAGACTCTTTGGCTCTGACCACTGTACCTATGATGGGTGTTGACGCTACTCGCCTACCTCGAGGTGTGAAGTTTGAGGTTCGTCCGGGTAAAACTATCCTGACCAATGGTAATCCCAACGAGATCCTGCAGCCATTTAAGTTTGGTACGCTAGACGCTGCCAACTATGAGACTGCCAAGGGCTTCGAAGCTATGCTTCTTCAGGCTACTGGTACGATGGACTCAGCAGAACTGACTCGTGCTGCAGCTTCTAACCAAGGTGGTGGCATGGGAATGTCGATTGCTATGTCTGCCATCGTCAAGAAGAACAAGCAGCAGCTTACAAACTTCCAAGAAGATGTAATGATCCCTCTGGTCAAGAAGGTTGCCTACCGCTACATGCAGTTTGACCCAGAGCGTTACCCTTCTCGTGACTTTAAGTTCATCCCTGTAGCTTCTATTGGTATGGTAGCTAGGGAGTACGAGCAACAGCAATTCATTGGGCTTCTCCAGACCCTTGGACCTGAGTCTCCTGTAGTGCCTTTGGTACTCAAGGGAATTGTCGAATCGTCAAGTTTATCGAACCGAGAAGAGTTGTCTGCTGCTCTGACCCAAATGACCCAGCCAGACCCCCAACAACAGCAGATTCAACAAGCTCAGATGCAACAGCAGATGGCACTTATCCAAGCTCAGATCGCTCAGCTTCAAGGTCAGGCACTGGAATCTCAGGCTGACGCTCAAGAAGCACAAGCCAGAGCACAGAAGCTTATTGTGGAAGCCCAGCTTCTACCTGAGCAGATGCGTGCTCAAGTGCTATCGAGCATTGCCAGAGACCTTCCAGACGAGGGAGAGAAGGAATTTAACCGCAGGGCTAAGGTTGCTGACCTGATGCTGAAAGAAAAAGATATCCAAGTTCGTGAGAAAATAGTTGACAAACAGATGACTAATTGATCTAGGACTTGACAAACATTATATTTTATGGTATAATATAAGTATCTTAACAAAGGACTCCGCATGGATAAAGCCCTACAAGAATATTATGAAGCAAGGTTTGAGATGATGTCCTCCCAAGGTTGGTTGGATTTCATTGAAGATGTTGAAAGTATAATTGCCAATTATGAGAAGGTGCTCGACATTAAAGATGCTGAGGAACTCTTCAAGCGTAAAGGGCAACTAGATATTCTGTACTGGATTGTCAATCTCAAGCGTGAGTCTGAAACCGCATGGGAGCAATTGAATGTATAGATACTATGAGTTTTTGTGTGCTAAAGGACACATAACAGAGCAGTACATCGATGAAGAGGAAAGAGTTATAACCTGTCCTCATTGTCGAAATGACGCTTCTCGTATTATCTCGTCACCCAGAATTAAGCTCGAAGGGGTCTCAGGATCGTTCCCGACAGCCGCTGATGCATGGGCTAGAAAACACGAAGAAGCAACAAGAGTTGCCTACAAAAGACAAGCCGAACATGGTGATTGATCTTCAGGTGACATTTTTAATTTCCTAGAATCCATTGTGGACAGGAGGATAATGTGGCAAACTTTATCGAAGCGCAAGAGCAGGATGACGAGCAAGTAGATCAGATTCAAGATACTCAAGAAGAGCAAACTCTTGAAGCTGTAGCAGAACCAGAACCAACTGTACAGGCAGAACCTGAAGAGGAACTACCTAGTAAGTATAGGGGCAAAGATCTCAAAGAGATTATTCGCATGCACCAAGAGGCTGAGAAGCTAATTGGTAGGCAAGCCCAAGAGGTTGGTGAAGTTCGTAAACTTGCAGATGAACTGATCAAGCGACAACTCGAACCTAAGAAGGAAGAGGTAGCCACAAAAGAAGACGAGATTGATTACTTTGCAGATCCAGACGCTGCTGTAAACAAGAAGATTGAGACTCACCCTGCCATCAAAGAGG